TGTAATCCAATGTAACACAACGAATTTTCAATTCAGCTAATTGATTTTCATCCATCAACTTCTTGGTACTTGTCACCTTGTGTACTGCACCAAACAATCCCTCCAATACTAAGCGATGTGTTTTAGTTCCATCCAATGTACCTGTGGTACCAATCTTGAAGGGCGCCTTGGTGCATTTATGCATGATGGAGGTCAAGGACTTCGCCTTGAACAAGTGACATTCATCCCCATACACCACATCAAAGTTTTCAAAGAAACTCTTGGGCATCTTATAGATGCTTTGCCACGTGGAAATTACGATAGGAACATTTGTAATTTTTTCTTTACCCGAGTAGATACGCGTGCAGTTCTCAGATACTTTCCAATCCGATGCTGTAGCATAATCAGCAAAGTCACCATATAATTGCTCGACTAGTGATGTGGTGGGAACGATGATGAGTTGGCGTCTATTATGTAACTGATGCCATCTTACCAATGTGTAAATGATGAGACTTTTGCCACTCGCTGTCGGTGAGAGCAATAGTGTGCGATTATTTCGAACGGTTTCTACAACTGCATCTCGCTGATAATTTCGGATATCAACAGGTTTACCATTTGAATGATATTGCAACGAATCAATAAAGGATGATATGTCAGAATTGTCATTTGTTGAGTGACAATTATTATCAGAATTGTCATTTGTTGAGTGACAATTATTAATGAACATATATCCGTTTCTGTTGCAAAATTCTTCAACATACTTAATTAATCCGACATATAATTCTTTGGTAAATAAACTCAACAGACGAATTTTTCCATCCCACAGCTTGGCGCGATACTGAGGGGTGAATTGTGCACCTGGAACAGCAAAGGTGAAGAAGTCATTCATCTCCAATAAGACATCAGGTTCGGCATCCACACGGAGATATACCTCATCCTTTTTCGTTACAGTAACCTTACTCACATTCCACCATTGGTGAACTTATACCATTCAATAGCGGATTTCACATCCCAGGTTCTGCTATTGATACTCTTGAGGATTTGTTCTAATTGATATAACACGGTCTTGATATATTCTAGTTTATCCATACTTTGAATGATGTCATCATCTGTGGTCATCACTTCATCCATTTCATTCTTCAATGGACGATTATTAAGATATTGGTCCCATCCCAATTCTGTGAGTTCCTCCTTAGACAATTCACCACGATAATAACGATACTTCAATTTCCGAAGGCGAAGGTAATCGGCTTCAGCCTTACGATATTGTAGGCGAACCGAACTTAGCATATTTAAATATTTGGCGTGTAATTCAGGAACACGGGCAGCGGCACGACCTAGATTAGTTTGGTCTACTTTGCAATCTTCTGCCCACATTTCTTGTATCTGGTTTAACTTCATAACACCTCACATATTGAAACATCTATAAAGATACAAGTTTTATTTCATTTGTCAAGCCTGAACCATTGATTCAATGGTGAATAGTCTATATTTAAACACAGCGTTTCCTACAAAGTATTGTGTGTTACCTGATGATACATCAAAATCCAAACCAGATAATGATATCGGGAAACAATCCACAAAGTTTAATCGAACAACAGGATTGTAATTTGAATCCAATACCATTAACACAGCATCGCTATATTCAGGTAAGTCTGTATAACGTTGGATGGCAGGATCTGGATTTATACCTGGAGTGCGATATGATTGTTGTGATACTCGATTTTGAAATTGCCTGTGATTTTCAGGAAATCCTAATCCAATCATCCAATTATATAATTCAATATAGTTAGCCATATCTTCTTGAATCATGAATCGGATAGTTAATTCACCGAAGTCTAGCTTTTCACCCGGCTTAGGAATGTTAATCAATGGTGTGGGTTGTATAGCCACACCTAATGACATGGATGGTATGTTTGCTGCCTGACAAAAGTATGTGACTTTCGGTAGACTTTGAATTAAAAAACGAAAGCCATTAGGACGAAGATAATCAAGCTCATCAGGCTGACGATTGGTCCATGCTGCTTCGGCGATATTAGTTGTCATAGTTTCACCTTTATTCCTTGACTCGCACTTGACAGAGTGATATACTTACTATGTCTGGGATGAATGATTAATACTATTTATCATCAAATAATAATACTATTTATCATGCTATATACTATCTACTCCTGAGAAAGAAAAATAGTATATAGCAAAGGATTAGGAGAGACCTTTCGGCCTCTCCTTTTCCTGTTTTACTGACTACTTCGATTATAGAAGGTTTGTGACCTTCAAGCGACGATAGTAGTGATTGCGGTTAGCGGTGAATGTATCGCCGTCTGTTGCGCCGCCTGCTTGTGTTACGAATGGATTTGCAATCATGCCGTAACGTGTCTTGAATCCAATCTTAGGTTGGAATGATGATGGGTCGATGGCACGAACCATTTGTAATGGTACGTATGGGCAGTAGAAGATACCTGCGTCATATGCATTTGAACCCTTGTAACCAACAACTACGAATTGTGAAGCTGCGTTTGTGTTAGCTGAGTATGGGTCGATGAACACTTTGAAACGACCATTCAATGTACCTGCGAATGTGTTGCCTGTGTCATCCATTGAGATTCCATCGTTGCCTGAAAGAGCTGGTGTGTAATCCAACTTACCAGTCATTGCTAGAGCTGCTGCAACGTCTGATGAGCAAACGATGAAGTTACCGCGACCGCGACGGGTTTCTTGTGCGATTACGTTGGCATCACGTTCGATTTGGAACATCAAGCCCTTGAAGCGTTCTACTGACCAACGACCGTTTGAGTCAACATCAAGGTCGAATGTACCTGCTGTTGCTGTTGAAGCAGCACCTGGCTTTGCCACCTTGTAGATGGTACGGATAACTTCACGATTCATTTCAGCAAGAATTTCTTGTGAAAGAATGTTTGAAAGTTCTGCTTCTGCATCAAGACCGTGAATTGCCTTCAAGTCTTGTGCCAATTCAACTGTGTATTCAGCCTTCAATGCACGTGACTTGGCTGTTACTGTGGTCTTCTCGATTGAGAATGCCATTTCGCCGAATGAACCACCACCTGAAGTACCTAGTGCTTCAGCATCAGCTGTTGAGATACCTGTACCAGTTGTGTATGTACCGTCAACTGGGTTTGAACCGGCGTGTGTGCCTGTTCCTGAGAAGTCTGTATCAGCTTCGTTGAATAGAGCTTCTGTACCATCTTGTGTGCTGTAACGTGACTTCATGGCGAAGATAAGACCAGTTGGACCGGTCATTGGTTGTACGCCAGCCACATCGTAAGCCATCAAGTTTGGAAGTGAACGACGAACCAATGAGATAAGAATTGGATCGTAGCGGTCAATGTTTGATGCACCTGAGTCAGCAATGTTGTTCACTGGAACAGCTTCGAACAACGCTTGCTTTTCTTCGCGCATTGCCTTTTCTTGATTTTCAAGAATAACAGCAGTTACGGCCTTCTTGTAGCTATCCTTGATAGCTGGTAGGGACTCATGTTCTAGAACTGGAGCCCACTTCTTTTGTAGTGATTCTGATAAAAACATTTACGTTCTCCTGAGTTTTGTTTACTGTTAAACGTTACTATTATTTATACAAGCTTTATTTTCCAAATGTGTTGCGTGACAACATTTCTGCATACTTAGCAACTGACCCTGAAACTACTTGTGTTTCAACTGCTTCTTCTGTGATTGGTGAAGCAACTGTTGACTTTGGAAAATAGTTATTCTTGATAACTGAAATCTTTTGTTCGAACAATTCTTCATTTTCAAAATCTACTTCTTCAACTAAACCACGAAGTTTTTCAGCTTCGGTTTGTGCTAAGTCACTGGTTGCTTTTGCGAAAGCCACTTCACGCTTTGCTTCTGTGAGTTCTGCATTAAGTTCTACAGCCTTTGCCATTGATTCATTTACCTTAGCGGTCAATTCATCAATTTGTGCTTGCATTTCGCCAAGAACATCATGCTTTTCTTCTGGTACTTCGATGTAATGTTCTTGGAACAACACCTTGAGACCAGCAATAAAATCTTCTGTTACTTCAGTACGAAGACCGTTTTCAATGGCTAAAGCATTTTGTTCAATCCATTGTTCAGCTGCATATGAAAGATATGCATCAATCTTTGAAACCATATCTTCATGAAGTGCTGCAACTGCTTCAACTGCTTCTTCAGCAACAATCTCTTGCATCTTTTCTACTTCATGTGCCACACGTGCTGTGACTACGGCTTCAAACAATGAAGCTGCCTTTGTCTTGAATTCTTCTGAGAGGTCTACTTCTTCTGCGAAAAGATTTGCTACATCCTTAGCCAATTCTTCCTTCATCTTCTTCATCATTTCTTCCTTCTTCTTCTTGGCTTCAGCAACTTCTTCCTCTTCCTCTTCCTCTTCTTCCTCTTCTTCCTCTACGATTACGGCTTCGTATTGTGCCTTTTCCTCGTCAGAAAGAGCATTGTATTCTTCTTCTGAAATGAATGTTTCTTCTGTTTCTTCTACTTCAGTTTCTTCCTTATGAACATTACCCTTTGAAGAAGCTTGATTGATGACTGATGTTGGATCAGCTACAACTGTATAGTTAGGAGCAGCACCTGCACCTTGATTTGAAACTTCAGGTTGCTTCTTTGCCTTACCAGCTTGTGCCTTACCTTGTGTCTTTTCATCTGTTTCTAAATCAATAGAAGCATCTTGTGATGAACCTTGCTTCATGGGAGCAGATTCCTTAGGGCCTGAACCAGCTTGTAAAGAATTCACTGGATTGCTTGGCTTTTCAGCACTTGTAACATTCATCATTTGAACTTCTGGTGTTTGTGATGAACCTTGGGCTGGAGCCTTATCTTCCTTATTGGACCCCATTCCTGGGAAGGCTTCATCGAGCTTACGACTCATCAATTCTCGAATCTTGTTCTCTACTGACATTTAGTATCTCCTGTAGTTGTTTCAAAACTTTATATTATTTATACGAGTTACTTCTTTGAAATGCG